ACTACAGAACAAGGCGTTGACTTCTCCATCGCTGAGAAGTGGAATGGTATTGCTGCTATCGTTGGTTGCGTTGCTGCCTTCGCTAGTTACAGCTTCACTGGACAACTTATTCCTGGTTTAGTATAATGCTTTCATTGAAGAGATTTCATCTAGTAAAACTATTCATAGTATTAAATCTTCCTATGGTTGTTGCTACTTGTGCGATCTCTTCTTTGTATGGTATAATTACTTAGTCCAAAACTTTACATAACTAAATAATTACTCGTAAGTTTATCAGCAAACTCGAATAAATGGGTGAACTCCAAGTAGCAACAGATACATTCCCAATATGGAAAGCAGTCCTATGGATCTTTTATCCTATGGCAGCACTTGTAATGGTGGAACTACTTCTACGTGGATTTGATGACGATGATGACGATGATGGTGGTAAAGGAATCAGAATCCGTTCACGGGAAATGACTCCAGCATACGCACCATCAGGAGCATGATTGATTTTTCTCATCATTATTGGAGATATGCAGAACGTTGGAATGGCCGTCTTGCGATGGTCGGAGTACTTATTTTAATTTTAAAAACATGTATCAAATTATTTTCGTAGCAGCAGTAGCAGTAACTGCATATACAAACGGTTTATCTTTTGTATTTCAATGATACCACTAGCAGTACTATTAACATCAATTCCTCCAGGCTCTAGAGATTTATTAGAGTTTGGATTTTTTGTGACTGTGGGAATGACCGCAGGTTCACTAGGATTAATATAATGGAACATGTTCTTCGTAATACTGTATTAATAACAGGACAAGTTGTATTTGTATACGCACTTTTTTTAATGATGATTGCAAAAATGGAGAATTAATCATGGATGAGGAACAATCAAAATTAAGACAACAGGTTTTAATGATCCTGTTTAGAGAATTTGGTAAAGGAAAATATTCTAATCAATCAATTTATGAATGTGCAGATGAATGGATAAAAAAAGGTCATAAGATCTCATCGGGGGTTGTCAAATATTACGATGCGTATTATAATAAATAACTTACTTGCTGTAATAAAATGCAAAAAGTTATAAATGTACTTGCTGTTGCGTCTTTCGCTGTATCTAGTGCCATTGCTGCTAGTGGTGTATATGTATATGTCAACAGGGATTCCATCATTGATGGCATTAAATCACAGGTTATGGGAGGCATTGGTGGAGCTGCTCTAGGTGGCGGTGCTCTTACAGGTGATGTAGGACTTCCTATGGCAACACAACCAGAAGCTGCTGCTCCTAGTGCTCCTGTTCCTGGTGGTGGGTTGGGAGTTTCTCAATTCTAAATAGGGTAGTTACTCTATTAGAATGGCAGAAGAAATTAAAGAAGAAGTTCTTGAAGAAGAACATCATGAAGAAGAACCTAAAAAGAAAGGTTTCTTTGGTAAAGTAAAGTCTGCTATCATACCAGATGCTGAAGAACAGGCAGCAATCATTAGTACATTTGTTCGCATTACCGTTCTTGCCTGGTCGGGGGGAATATTGACTTTAAATTATGTTGCCATACCAGGAGTACCACAACAGAAAATTGATCCAACTTTTATAGCTTCGGTTTTTACTGGAGTTTTAGCTAGCTTCGGAATTCAGACAGCCAGTAAAAAGGGTGACGGTACTATGAAGATGGATAAGAACGGCAATGCTGTCAATGGTAATGGTACTCCTCCTGTAACAGCACAGGATATAGAGGCAATCATAGCTAAGGCTGGTCCTACTCAAACTATTCGTATTGAGCAAGCACCTCTTAAGATAATTGGTGTCTCAGATACTGATAACAAAGAACCTTACAAACTTTAGAGTCATGCAAAAAATTATAAATGGAATCGCTATTGCAAGTGGTGTTATATCTGTCACCCTCGTTGGTACTGTTGGGGTTGTATATCTCAATAAGGATGCTATTATCGATAACATCAAAAAACAAGCAATTGAAGCAGTAACAGGAGGTCTCGGTGGTGGTGCTATAGCAGGAGATGTAGGACTTCCTTCACCTGAAGCAGAAGCTTCTCTTCCTAAAGGTGCTAGTCTAGGTCTTCCTGTTCCTGGCGGATTCTAATGGACTTACAAAAGATTGCATCCACTGGTACAGCAGTTGTTGTAGTCGGTACTGGTACAGTAGTCGGTGGTAATGTTGCCATCGACAACTATACTGGTGGTCCTGAAAAAAGAGAAACTGCAAAGGCAGAACAGATAAGACAGATAGTAGCAGAAGAAGTATACTATCAATTGCTTAAAGCATACCCACCTCAGACTGGTAATGTAAAAGGATACAAACCACCAGTTCAAGATTACAAACAACAGATACCAAAATAGTTATGGAAAAGGATATCGACATAGAACAGACGGCACAGATTGCTTCTCTAACAAAAGATATAGATCTCTTGCGTGGTGAGGTTGCTCGTTACAAAGACAAAGAACACCAACAGTTTAATAATAGAATTAGTAAACTAGAGAAGTGGGTGTGGGGTTGCAGTGCAGTCCTTGCCTGTGTAGTTACTGTTGGTGGTATTCTTCCAAAGGTTGTTGATATCGGTGGCGGTATTGATGATATAGGTTGGACAGCAGATACTAATAGAGAGTTCCTTAATTCAGTTGTAATACCTTCCTTGAAAAAAGAGGGATGGGAATCACAATTCTTTAAGTCTTGGGATAGAAAAGGTGCTTGGGAACAGTACAACTAATAGAATGGAAACTTACTTATGGCTCCTATTCGTGACGTACCTAATATTACTCTCGGTGGATTTAATATTCCTAACATCGTGGTCAGGCAATCCTCCACTAGTATTGGAGGCGTTTGGATAAAGAGACCTTTTGTAAGGGATATCAATAATCTTAATATAGCAGATAGTAGAAGTTGGATGGTAGAACCTCCACAAGCTATTCCTCCAGTAGTTCCTGTTACTATTAGAGCAGGTACTCCAATAGTTGATATGCCTGGTTGTGTTAGGGTACATAAGGAGAACGCAAAGAACCCTAATAATAAAAATAAACAATTAGTTAATGATGACCCTAAGCAGAACGTAGTGTTGTGTGATAATGGGATGCCTTACTATCAACCACCTGAGTATGATTATAGAGAGCTTAGTTGGCAGACAGTTAATCCAAATGAAGAGGAAGTTGATGAAGGTGTTAATACAGATGAACCTCCAGCACCTGATCTAGACACTCCAGAACCGCCTCCAGCAGGAGGTAATAGGGATGAACCTATAGAATGTCCTCCACTTAATGCAAGAAGGGTTGGTGATCTATCTACTAATGGACTAGAAAGAATTAAAGAATATAAGTTAACACCTGATGGTAGAGTATGTGAAACCATATGGGAACCTGTTCCAACAATGGATCAGTACTTACCATCTATAGGAACAGTATCAACTACAGCAACTATTGGTGCTGTGGCTGCGACATCTGCCCTACTTGCCAAACCCCTAGCAGATCTGCTCCTGAAGATTGTGAAACCTGCTGTGAAGAAGGTTGTTGCGAAGATTCAGAAGATGACTGGGAAGAAGGAGAAGGTTCTATCTCGAAGGGAGCGTCTATTGAAACAGAGGGAAGCTGTTGCTGCTGTAAAAGCTGCTCGGAAGTTGAAGGGGGGTTAAATTTAAGACTCGGCATATCATGCTGGTGTGGCATGATCTGACCACCTGGTGCAGTAACCATTACGTCAGCACAAATAGAATGATAAGGTGATTTAGGATGGAACATGATACCAGCTTTCTTTAACTCACCACAATTTTTAAGACGAGCAATCTCAAAGTCTAATCTTTTATTTGCTGTTAACTGAGTCTGCATTGCTATCTGAGCATTTGCTGCCTCGTGACATTGCTTCTGGAATTTTCTATTTAATGGAATTGATAGTGTAGCAGAGAGACCAGCATTAAAGGACTGGTTTGCTTTCATATCAGTTCGTATAGGTTTGTACCAAGTGGGTGTCATACTACCACCACTACCTACTATATCAGGTACTCCATCAGGAGCATCTACATCTATTTCTATCTCTATACTTTCTCCATCTTCAAACCAACGACTACCGTCTGCTTTAGTACGAGTATCATACCAGTCTTCCCAAGGGTAGTTCTTTACAGTGACTGTTTGTTTAACAGTCTTACCCTCTACATCTGTTAGGTTATATTGTGGTTCATCATAGAAGTCCTCCCAAGGATCTTTACGTGAATCGGCAAACTGTATATAGGGAGTAAGGTTAAACGTACTACCTTGACATGACACACCTCCACCGTAGGTGTTAGTCACGTATGGACCTTGTAAAACTTGTATTGCCTGGTTCGTTACTGAGCCCGAAGAGTTGGCGATAGGGTTAGCTGTTGCACTTACACCCCCTACACCTTCCGCCAGAGTGACAGGGGCAATCGCAAGATTTGATAGACATAATGCTGCTATTGGGTAAAGGTTGAAGTTGTGTCTGTGACACTTTTTATTGCTGTTGTTCTTTGGATGATTGTCTGATTGGTCATCCCTGGTCCTTGATACGTTTGTACGAAACTGAACGCCTCTCCTGGAGTCGTTATCGTGAAGTCTGAACCTGTACCAAGGTCTAATGAATCGAAGGAACTTGTTACGGCTCCTGTGATTGATGCTCCATTCGTCGCTGTTCCTGACGTTGAAGGTTGTATTGTCACTGTTGATGTATTCACGTTGGGGTTTAATGGTTGTCCGTCGTTGGATATTCCATGGCCCGATACTGAGTATTCCCATCCTGTCCTATAATCTATACTATTTATTGTCTCCGTGACAGTGCTTTCTGTCTCGGTATGACTCGTCATCGAGCCCTGTTGGAAGTTTGGGACCACGGGGACCGCCAGGACAGGAGCAGTGGTGGCACTTGCAAGTACCACACACATCGCAGATCCTATCCGAGTAATCTTTTTCAGGGTCATAATCATCCTCCCAACTCACTAGTCTATCTGAAGCTCAGATACGAACTGTCCCGTAGCCACTGTGCCAGCTCCACCAGCCGTTACGGTCAGAGCACCTTGTGAATTTACAGTCCCAGCCAAGGATCCTGCGGTTCCTGCACCAGTAGACAACTGGTTACTCAATGCACTAACAGCACCTACTGAAGGAGCAGATGTTACTAAAGCATCACCTTGAGTGAACGCAGTAGAGAAGCTGAACGCCTCACCTGGATCGTCTTGTGTTGCTGAGATAGTACCAGGTCCATAGACACCTGATGCTATAGCACCAGCACTCACTGTGTTAGCTGTCGTACCATCAGTTGTGTCCACGTTAGTACCAGCGATACTATAAGAGTTTCCAACTCTCTGCATCTGTGTTGCTGCAGCATTGACTTGCAGTTGAACACTGGATGTAAATCTAGAAGTCAAATCTGCCTTCACTGGGTTTGCTACAACACCAAATCCAGCAAACATAATGAAAGGTATAAGTTTTTTCATAAGTTTGCACTATATCCTCTCAGTATTTATACTACTTAACATTCCCTTTACCTTGGTGTGTGATAAGCGATACTTATGCACCTGATTACCATCTGTAATACTTGTTCGGTCACCACTACAATTGTTAACTTGTGTAAACTTAATGGTTGCTATATAATTGTGTTACGTTTCTTTACAAACGAATGACAACTTCAAGTCCAACTTCAAAGTATACAACCACAGAGTATGGTAAGCAAAACATCTTTGCTTCTCAGCCTCCTATGGAATACGTTGAAAATTACAAAGGATATTGGGTTGAAGCAGAGAGACTCAATGGTCGCCTAGCGATGATTGGTTTGTTTGCAGCAGTCCATAACTATGCCATCTTTGGATGGATTATACCAGGCATCGCCTGATATCACAGGTCTTTTACACCGCTAGTGTTGACCTCTAGCTACTTTTTAACCCTCAATCTAATAAAAGGAGAAAACAAATGACACCAGAAGCAGAAAAGTTTAACGGTTGGATGGCAATGATTGGTTTCGTTGCAGCAACAGGTGCTTACATCACCACAGGACAAATCATTCCAGGTATCTTCTAATGACACAAGCAGATATCTTTTGGAGAGCAAATGGAAGAGCAACTATGATGTTGTTCTGGGTAGGTGTAGGACTATACACCAAGTTTCAATACTTTACATAACTAAATACTTATTCGTAAATCGACACAATCCATGACAGATCTAGTAACAGAATCATTTCCAGCGTGGAAAGCAATTCTTTGGTGTTTCTACCCAATGACTGTTCTTGTTATGGTTGAGTTGTTTTTACGTAATGTTGATGACGATGATGATGACGATGGTGGTAAGGGTATTAGAGTATCCAATTTACAAGCCGTCCCATCAGGTGCTTGACTAAGAGTAGAAATACCTATATAATACTGTAAGTATTTCTACTCAGTCATGACCCAAGTAATTCTATTCGTTTCAATTGTAGCAGTATACTTTTATAGCAATGTCTCTCAATTCATTTTTGCATAGTCCATACAGAGAGCTCTATGAGTTCGGTTTTTTTGTCTGTATTGGTATCACAGCAGGCTCAATAGGTTTAATATGAAACAAGAATGTTTAACAATTTTAGAAAGGTTTGGTTACTCTGGTAAGAGTGCAGAGGAATGTGCTGAAGAGTGGTCTCAAAAATTTAATGTTACCTTTGGACTTGTAAAATATTACGAGACTTATTTTAATAAATAGATAAAGAATTAACTAAGATCATGAGTGCAGACACAGAACACGCTATTAATTGGGTAGCAACTCGCAAGGTTGATGACCAAGTTGAATATTTAATTTCCAATGCTCCTACTTGGGGACCAGATCCAAGATTTGCAAAGGTTTTTGATACCAAATCATTAGCAAGGAAGTATCTTAAAGACTGCGGTGAGAAAGGAACTATAAGAAAACATAAATGAGCCTCCCAACTATTCCATATGATGAATGGTTTGATCCTAACTACAAAAACCCCCTAGATTCTATGCCTATTGCGACAGACGAACCTCTGGACTTAGCACCAAGTTCTGTAGAACCTCAAGATGAGCCAGAAGATATACACGAAAAGATGTATCAGATGGCAGTTCAAAAACATTCACCTTGGAAAGGTGGAGGGTCAGAAAACTTTTTGCATAAATAAATTAGTTTTGCAAAAAAATAATGACTGCGTTGATTGACCCAAAAAAATATACCAAAACACTTGACCTATTGAGGTCATTTTTTTTGTCTAGACAGTTTTTAGAAGTTCATACTCAGAATAGATTAAGTATTCTTGCTGCTTGTGAAGATCCAGAAACAGTAGCAACTTACACATACAATGGTGAGGTATGGCCACTGCCACAGACAGGACAGATGTGGTTAGAGTATGAATTACTTAAGAACCCTGAAGCTGCTGGTTTCTTTTGTCTCTCTACTTCTTATAGACAAGAACCAAAACCTGTAGTAGGAAGACACGAAGTTATCTTTCCTATGTTTGAGATTGAAATGCACGGTGGTGTGGAAGAACTTAAACAGACGGCATCGGACTGGACAAAACTGGGTAAATTGTTCAAGGCTTTCGGCCTCGCTGGCTTTTACCTTACATCTTGGTACTAA